ATTTGTCGTCGTTAGCTTGACGGATGCGTTGTTAAAAGTTTCAGCCATGAGATCAACCTAACGCAATGGCAAGTCCAAGACTTACGCCAGCAGGTGGAACCGTTATCGTCGTAAATGACAAACCGCCCGAACCGTCGGTTGCCAAGACTTGGCCATTCGTACCGTTTCCGTTTGGCAGCGTCAACGTGTTATCCGCTGCTGAGGCAGGTGCCGCAAGCTCTACATAGCCTGTAGTTTGTCCTTTCAGTCGCAGTGCCATCAGACAACAACCCAAAAACTATTTGCAGGCACTGTAATGGTTGCCGCTGCATTAATACTAAGCGGACCAGCAGAAATCACATTCTTTCCGGTTGCAATCGTATAAGTCGTCGTAATGGTGTTGTCATGCTCTAAAGCCCATTCATCTGATCCACCGCCAGTTGCTCCAGCCGCAGCAGCAGCCCAGGTGATTGCGCCTGACGCTCCACCACTGGTTAAGACCTGACCGCTTGTGCCGTAATTTGCTCCAGCAATACCAATCTGGCCTGCAGGGCCAACACGAAACCTTTCAACGTTTTCGGTCGTAACTTTGAAGTGACCGTCGGAGCCTGTGTCAACAACCTCAGCCTCAGTATCACCTTCAACAATCTTGTCGGTATCTGCAGCAGTTCCGTTTGACGCTGCTGTTACTCGGCCTTGTGCATCAACAGTGATGCTGCTCAATGTGTAGCTGCCAGCCGTTACAGCCGTATTGGCAAGCTTGTCAGCCGTAACCGCGTCATCAGCGATGTAAGCCGTTGCAATTGGCGTGCCGTTCCAAACACCAGTTGCAATCGTTCCGACACTGGTCAGGCTGGATCCGACTACAGCAGCGCCCAGGCTTGTTGCATCAAGAACTTTCGTGCCAGCAATGCGAAATTCTTTTGCACTTGCAATATTCAGGTGTTCGCTAAATGTCCACGCATCAGTTGCGTTAATCCAATTAATAGTTTTGTCTGTGGCACCTTTTAGCGTGATGCCACCGCCGTCAGCCGTTGTATCAGAAGGGGTCGAAACCTTTCCGATCTCAATATTTTTGTCTTCAACTACAAGCGTGGTCGAATCGATTGTTGTTGTTGTGCCGTTAACGGTTAGATCGTTTGTAACCGTAAGGTTGTTAGCAATCGTGATGTCATTAGCCAGCTTGTCGCCAGTTACAGCATCATTCGCAATATCCGCAGTAGCCAACGGATATGCACTAATTGCAAATCCAGGGACATACGCGATAGCACTCCAGGCTGAAGTGCCATCTCCAACTTTGAATTTCTTGGTATCTGTCTCATATCCCAACTCACCACTCAAAAGCGTTGGATTTGCGCTGGTCCAAGCCGAAGCGGTGTCCCTCCGCTGCTGCATTTGAACTCGAACGTTTGTTGCCGTCATGATTCAGCGCCCCCAGAGTTCAGTATAAGGCTGGTAGCAACAGCAGGATTAGCATCGTCGGCGTCCAAGATAAATGGTGCCGTACCTGAAAAAACATAACTATCGAAAGCAGCCAAACTGCCCAGTGCAGCAGGTTCACCAACCAGGATGAACTGCATCAGGACTCCTTCGATTGCACGTATAGAAATGGTGACGTTATATCGTTGGAAGCCAATATGCTCTTCAGTTGGAGTTGTTGTATACCGATAAACACTTGTAGAATTAACTGCATTAACGCCATCAACTACCGCAGTTGGTACGGAAAATTCTCCTGCCGTCCCACTATTAGCTGCATAATGAGTACGCAGTAGTTCAATTGAGGCTTGGTCAAGAGCTTGATACTTAAGACTAAAAGTTTGACCATTTATGTAATCTGTATGCCTAAATCGAATCGGACCTACCCCAAAAGCAGAGTATTCACTGATCTGTGGTACGCCAAAATCAAAGTTAATTGAGTTTGGGATTAGGCTTGGAAAGGTGCTCATGTCAAATATCGTACGGAGCCACTAGCAGTAACTCTACTGATACCCTGACCACACCTGGATCGTAAGCAACCGTAGGGGTTTTTGCATAGATCCACTGATACCCTGCAGGGAAAGTCAAGCCAGAATCCTGCAAAACTGAGCTAGGTAAATCAAATGGTTGGAAACGATTTTGAACTGCATAGTGCGAAAAAATTTGACCTTGCTGGACTGTTGATCCACTTGTAAATGTAAATCTTAGTTTGTAGTCAACAGCAGCATTTGTACGGCGAACAGTTACCTCTTTGCCCGAAAGTGTTTTTGAACGACGCACCGCGAACGAACCAGGCGTGTAACTTCTGCTTTGCGGTGACAATGAAGGGAAATTAGCCATTAGCCGCAGGTGTAAGTAGGGTTCCCAGGGTCTGCACCATTTGGAATAGTAGAAGACCCACCAATACCTGAACCAGCCCATTCGGCTTCAATTGTACTTTGATCGTTTGAAAACTGCCAGACTCCGTCGATAACATAAAACTCTCTTGCAGTTGGATCGCCAGGGTTGAATTGGCTGACCTGCATGAATGGCACTGGTGGTGATGAACTACAACCACCCGTGCTAGTCCTTAGCCCGCCAAGCCTAGGCGTGGGACCAAGCGTTGCAAAAGGTGCACTAACAGCCCAAACACCAGATCGCCAAGGTGCATTAATTTCGCAAGGGCCACAAAGATAGGTTTGACACCCGTACAAAGGTAGATAATTATAGTATGAATTAAACCCACAAAGACCGTTAATCCTTGGAGCTGCTAGCTCTGCACTCCATTGGTTTCCTTGTTTATCTAAGAAGCCAGTTGTGACAGAATTTGAAAATTCTCTTGCTGGGTCATAACTTGTCTTAACTGTGATCCCGGTCCAACGTACATAACGATAAAGTGCAAAATTAGGAACTACTATTGCAGTTTCTCCAAGTTGAACGGCAGGGCCAAAACCACTATCAGTTGAAGGGTCTGGACATTCGCCTTCTACTATGATCACATGATCAATATCCGCGGTTGTAATAGAAGAAGAAAACTTTCCAGCTATAGGTGCTGTTTTACACTCGCGTAACGTCTTGACACCTGTAGCTTTGTCTAATCTGTAGAAACAGACGCGCCCATTCGCGCAAGCTAAGGCAGTGCTCGGAGTTTCTACTACATTGCCGGTGGTGGCTGTAGAACCCCCAAACCCTGTGTTTGAACCTGTAGTCGTTGCTGCATTGGCTAAAGGCTGATCAATTGGATCTACTGGATTAGAAATAATACCGGGATATGGTGAATCTTGATCGTTGGCCCCTGGCGTAGGGATACTACTTTCTGTGTCACCAGACGATGGCGGGTTGCCTTGCGTTGACGTAGCCGTTCCAACAACCGTTGTGCTTGTTGCACTGTTGGTGTCACAGTCGTGCGTGCTCCGCCCCACGTTAATAACGTTGCCCGCTCCAACAGCATCGTTAACAGCTTTGGCCACAATGCTCCGGCCTTGGTTATCTATTGGAAAGTGCGTTAGGTCATATTTGATTAAGCTGCCAAAAGTTTTTTCAATTCGGGCAATTTCATACACTTTATCGTGATGCTGAATTTCCCCTTCTGAAGTTTCTCGCTGCAAACGTACGCGAACAATGTCCCCTACTACAAGCGAACTGTTGTAGCTTCTTTCACGCACTCTTAATCGAAGGTGATGCGTAACGTGTTTGCGCGTAGCAAGCTTATATGTTGCAGCCTTGATAGCGTGGTTTTCTGTTACGCAATAACCGCTTAAATCCATCGAAACAAACGGGCCAGATGCTGCTTCCCCTTGATACCGAACATTTATTGTCCGCACCAAACCAAAATCAGCTACAGGCTGTTGACGCCATTGCGCTACAACACAAACAGGTTCTCGATCTTCCAAGCTGACAAAGTCAATCTCAAAGCCACCGCTTAAAACATGATCTTCCGTGAAAGTAAATTCTGGAGTGATTGCTGTTGTTTTAATCGTGTAGTCTGCGTTGTAGGGCAGGCGTGGTCGTAAGCCAAACTTACCGTTAGTGTTCGTTAAACGAAGCAAGAAATTATATGAGGTTTTTTGCAGCCAATCAGATAGGTTTTCGCTTTTAGTAACTACACCATTAAATAGAAACTTATTAGTGTCGGTAAAATTAGCTGCAATAGCAAGCGATGAATCATCGATTAAATCGCTTGGCAACCTTCCGCTTTGCAGCATTAAATACTTAGCAAGATCAACAAAATTGTCAGAAGGCCCTGTGCCACCGCCAACTATCCTTGTTACATGAAGACCTTTTCTTATAAACGCACTGATCTGTTTGTTCCAATCCGTGCTTCCGGCAAGAGTTATTTCAAAGCTTAGTGTTGTTAGGCCACTGTAAGTACCAGATGTTCCACAGAATGTGGGCATCTTGTGCTCTCGGTACTTAATATAATATTTTGTTGTTGCACCCGCAGCGTCCGTAGTGATCACACTGTAAAGAGTATTGCTAAACTTGTATATTTTGTTTGGAATTACGTTGGACGGAAGAGCGTAAGTCCCGTTTGGGTTTCTAGGGAGAACTGCCTCTATGTAATTATCAATTGTGTTGCCAGGCGGCCAACTTCCTGCACGCGCAGCATATCCTTGGTTATACGTTCCACGGCGGCAATTTCCGTAAAACATATCTCTAATTTGAATTGCACCGATTTGGCCTTGGCTAACAACAAGTAGCAGTTTTACATAGATTTCTTCATTTACTGCTACGTCAGTCCAAGTCCCGTTAGTTTCAAGTTTGTCAATGACTACATTGTTAGAAAAACTACCTTCACTTGCTTTTGGAGCGATCATTGCTCCACCTGTTTGCACTCCATTAAGTGCTCTTCGACGACAAAAAACAATAGGGATAGGCTCGCCAGTTTTCAAAACTGCTTGAGGGCCTGAAACGTCTGGGTTTCCTTCTGCTGCTTGCGCTTGCAGCTCAGCCACAGATAAACCAGTCTGCGCTGACAGTAGGAATAGAGGTTCGGTAAATTCGAGTGTCATATCTGGAGAGGAACTCCAACTAATGCGTTGCTTGCGGTTAGTGGCGGGATCTGCGCTCCAATGGGCGCAAGCGTAGAACCAAGCTCCACTCTAAGCGCAGTGAATGAACCATTCATCCTAGAGACATAACCCAAAAAACTTGCAATTAAAGTTTGCCCTGACTGTGGGCTGGCAATACCTAAGCGAGTGTCAAACTCATATACGCTCAATTCGCATAAATACTTCAACCTTGACGCATCTTGGAGCGCGTTGACAGCTAAGGAAGTTGCAGGAAGTTTTACTTGTATTGATCGCCCACCAAGCGCAGAGGTCTCTGTAATGCCGTCACAAGCAAAAGGGAAAAAGGTATATGCCTTGGCCGATACTGTGACAGTCTGATTTACATAAAAATTTTGCCACAACTGATAATCCGCTCCACCTGAAGCGTAGATCCTTAAGTATTGGGCCTGACCCCTAAAACTCATTACGAAACTCCTTGAAATTGACGTGAGCCATAACTACGACCACCACGCGAAAGCGATTCTGTTAGTTCTCGAATCCCTTCTTCAAATTGGCCCATTGTTAGATACGTCTCATTGTCTTGCTGCATTACAGGCCCGGTCTGAATGTTGATTGATCCGGTATAGCCGCCCTCGGCATAACCAGGAATTGCACTTGCTCTACGTGCCCTTATCAGGTGATTAGTGTCAAACGCAGCCTGCTCCTTGTCCAAGGCTTCCATAAGCTGCCCAGGGTGTGCATACCCACCGGAAGGGCGCATTGACATGACTTTGTTGTAAACCTCGGGGTCTATAGGCCCTGAAGTAGATACTGTTCCAGTCGAACGTCCTGCTGGCCCCAAAGTAGTTGCGCTTCTAATCGAATTAGAAACTCTTTCTCCCAAGCTTGATCCCGCGCTCGATCCAGAGCTTGTGGCACTGGCTGCAGCTTTTGCGCTTTTTGCTATTGATGCTGCATGAACAGCTCTTCGTGCATCTACCCGCTCTGCTTCGATTGATTCCAACTTGCCGTCAAGCAAGTGCTGAGCACTAAGTTTTTGGAACTTAGCAATCTCTTTTGCAGACGCTAGGCTCTTGTCAGCAGATATTGTCATTTGCTTCGCAATCTCTGCAGAGATCTTTGATTGCTGGTTAATTTCGGCCAACCTTTCTAGTTTCTTTTGCGTATCTCGTATCTCTTCTGCTTGCAACCGTAGTAACAGAATTTGTAGATCAATTTTTTGAACTTCGAACTTAACTAACTGACGTTGTACTTGAGCCTTAGCAACCATCTGTTTGATGGATTGCTGTTCAACTTTAAATTCTATCTGTGCTTGTTTTTTCCTGTTGTTGGCAATTTTGTTAATTATTTCGCGCTGCTTACCGTAGAACTTGTCAATGCGTTGAAGATTTGCAAGCTGACGCTGTAACCTAGATTCTTCCAGCTTTAATGCGCTTAGCTCAGACTTGTTTCGAGCTTGCGTTACCGCAAATACGCTTTGAGCAGCTTGGGCTTGCAGGTTAAAGATTTGAACCTGGCCAGCTAAAAGGGTGGTTTGCGCTTTAATCGCTCCTTGGGCTATTTTATGCTGCTCAATTTTAACTTTCAACTGCTCTTTTGCTACTTTTTCGATCTCTTTTTGACGATCAAGCTCTATAGTTTGCTTTTTAAGCTCCAGTGTTTTATCAATCTCGTCTTGTTTTAATTTAGCATTGTTGTCGATTTGAAGCTTGGCGTACCCAAGATTTATTTGAGCAGTTTTGCTAGTAAGGTGGCCAAACTCTACATTAAGCGCGTTTTTATCAGCTTGAGTCTTAAGAGAGAGTTTTTCTGATTCTAATCTATGGTCAACTCCTGCATTTACTAATTTTTCGGCGGCAGTTTTGCCTTTGGTTCGGTCTTTCTCAATATCGGCAAGTTTTTTGTTCTGAGCAAATTCACGGTCTAATTCGTCTGTTTTCTTTATCAACGCGGCCAAACTTTTTTCTTCTTCTTCAGAAATGCCTTTAGTATTTTTTAGAACTGCTTCTGTAATTTTTTTATAAGCCAGAAATGCAGGATTGATAGCTGCTAGGAGCACTTGGAAAAATTTTGTCTTTGATAGTTCTTCAGCTTTTTGAATTACAACATTTATGCCTTTT